AGAGACCTTTAGAATAAATAGGATTAAGGACGCTCAAACTAAAGCAAAGGAGTTGCAATCTGGTTATAAAGAACTGGAAGAGGCAATTAAAGAGGAAGAAGAGCGAGAGCGTCAATTCCTAACCTTAAGCAAGGAGATTACTACCCTAACGCATGGCATTTCTAAAAACAATACTCAAATCGCTGGATGTCAACGACAAGTCAGAGATTTGGAATCGGAAATTCAAAGAATTACCGATAACCTTGCAAATAGAAATATTGAGCATGAAAAGTTAACCTCTTTTAAGGACAATCTAAAAACTACATACGACGAACTCGCTCAGCACAAGGACACGATTAACTATTACGATTTTTCGTATAGTCTGCTTAAAGACGGTGGAGTAAAGACCAAAATCATTAAGAAGTATTTACCGCTGATAAATCAGCAAGTCAATCGTTATCTACAACTGATGGACTTTTACATTAACTTCTCTCTTGATGAGGAATTCAACGAAACCGTCCAGTCCCCCATTCACGAAGATTTTTCTTACTCTTCTTTCAGCGAGGGAGAGAAGATGAGAATCGATCTGGCTTTACTCTTCACTTGGCGTGAAGTAGCACGGATGAAGAACTCCGTTAATACGAATCTGCTCATTATGGATGAGGTATTCGACAGTTCTTTGGATGGAGTCGGCACCGAAGATTTTCTCAAGATTATCCGATTTATCATTAAAGATGCAAACGTGTTTGTTATTTCTCACAAAGAATCACTTCATGATAAGTTTGATGATGTGAAGAGATTTGATAAAGTCAAAGGATTCTCTCGTATAGTTTCCTAAAGTTGTGTAAATTATTACCGAACTTCATTAAAAACTAGAAATGTTTGGATTTCCTGACTAGATAGTACAGAATTGAGAGAGAAACTTATGTAACGAAAGTCTCTTTGTTATTTCTCGAATGTATTATTAGAGGTATTATGCACAATCTCATTTCACATAATCAATTAGCGGGTTGGAAACAAAGCGTTGAACGATTGACTCATACATTAGACCGAACAATGGATGAATCTGATCTACTAAACGATTACTATAACTGCTTAATTGAGTGCGATGATGATCAGTCAACATGCAAACGAGTTTGTAGGAGTATTCTTTCATAGATCTTAATGCGATCAAAACCAACCATAGACACATAGGAAACTGTCACTAAGGGCCCTCACCGAAAGGTGGGGGTTTAGTATTATAGGTGCATACAAGAGGAAACACCCATGGCAGTCAAACACGAAATCAAGTCCCAACTCGCCAAACTGCTTGCTACTGAAGACTTGATCGTGGAGCACAAGAAAGTGCAGACCGCTTGCTTCAATGTCCACACCCGTGTCCTGACCCTTCCTATGTGGGAGAAGGCAAGCAACACTGTCTATGACCTGCTGGTGGGTCATGAGGTTGGCCACGCACTCTTTACTCCTGATGAAAACTGGTTGGAAAAAGTTGCTATCCCTCCCCAGTTCGTTAATGTAGTTGAGGATGCACGCATTGAGAAGTTGATGAAACGCAAGTATCTGGGACTTGCAAAGACGTTTTTCAAAGGGTATCAAGAACTAAATGACGAGGACTTCTTCTCTATTCATGATGGGGATATTGATGATTTTAATCTTGCTGATCGTGCAAATCTATACTTTAAGGTCGGTAATTTTGTAGATATTTCGTTCGACTCCGAAGAAAAGGTTCTTATTCAGAAGATTGCAGAAGTAGAAACCTTCGATGAAGCATTGAAGGTTGCAGAAGAACTCTACCTGTTCTGCAAGAAAGAGAAGGAAGAGAAGGTTGATGATATGCCTGTTCCTCCTGAAGTGGGTGAGGGTGGCCAATCTCAAACTCCTACCTCACAATCTCAACCAAGTGATGGAGAAGGTAGCGGTGGAGATAGTGAAGGGCAATCCGATCCACAGATTCCTCAGCAGACCAATGAAGAGGGAGACTGGGATAATCCTGTTGCTTCCGATGATCCTGAAGTTCATACTGCTGATGCTCTGCAATCAAAATTGCAAGACCTTGTGGATAATGATTGGCCAGAGAATATCTATGTTGAGATTCCTCAGGTGGACCTGAAGAAGATTGTTGCTGACAACTCTGAGATTCATGATGACATTGATTCTTTCTTCTCCGTTCAGCAAAAGAGTGTCCCTTCCGTTGATATCTACGAACGTGCAGACAAGCGGTTTGTTGAATTCAAACGATCTGCTCAGAAAGAAGTAAACTACCTGGTAAAAGAGTTTGAGTGTCGTAAGGCAGCAGACTCCTATGCCCGTGCTACAACCGCCCGTACAGGCGTCCTGGATACTTCTAAACTGCACACCTACAAGTACAATGAAGACCTGTTCAAGAAGGTCTCCGTGGTCCCTGACGGCAAGAATCATGGTCTGATTTTTGTACTGGACTGGAGTGGTTCTATGAGCCGTGTCATGATGGACACTATCAAACAACTCTATAATCTGATTTGGTTCTGCAAGAAAGTTTCTATTCCCTTTGAGGTCTATGCCTTCACTAATGAGTGGAATCGTCCCAAGATTGATTATGAAACTCATGAGGTGATTAAGCCGATGGACTTCTCTCTTGCATATGAAGCGAAAGAGAATCTACTTTCGGTTAGTCATGAGTTTGCTATGATGAATATTCTTACCAGTCGTGTGAATGGCAAGCAACTGGAACATCAGATGATTAATATCTGGCGTGTTGCTAACTATTTCTCCGATCAATATATGGTTGGATATGGTATTCCTCCCCGCATGAGTTTGTCTGGTACTCCCCTGAATGAAGCATTTGTTGCACTTCATCAGATTCTTCCAAAGTTCCAGCAGGAAAACAAACTGCAGAAGGTTCAGTGCATTGTCCTGACTGATGGTGAAGCAAATCATCTTGCTCGCCACGTCGAAGTTCAACGTCGCTGGGAGGATGAACCTCACATGGGCAGACGGCAACTGCAGGGTGGTTGCACCTTCCTTCGGGATCGTAAGACAGGCAACACCTATCAGGTTCCTTTTGGTTGGCATGGTTTCACTGACTTGATGCTTCAGAATCTTCGCGACAACTTCCCTACGGTCAACTTTGTTGGCATCCGTGTTCTTGAGAGTCGCGATGCAAACCACTTCATGAAACTCTATTATGATCAGAACTCTGATGAGTTCCGTAAGATTCAGAGTGAATGGAAGAAGCAGCGTAGTTGTACTATCAAGACTTCTGGATATCATGCATACTTTGCTATGTCTGCTACTTCTCTGTCTCAAGATGCAGACTTCTCTGTTGATGATGGTGCAACAAAAGCAAAGATCAAGTCTGCTTTCATTAAGTCTCTTAAGACTAAGAAACTAAATAAGAAAGTTCTAGGCGAATTTATTTCTCTCGTAGCATGACTGAATACAAAGACAACTGGAGAGAAATTGCCAAAGCATCAGAAAAGGACCCCAAGGTGATGGATATTCTTGAGAATGGTCCCAGGTCTCTTACACAAGCATGGTTGCTCCAGGCTATGCGATACAAGTATGGACGATCTGACAAGTGATACACGGGGGGTTTGAGACCCCCCTTTTTCGTCTATAATAACTTCAGTTAAACAAAACAACCAATGGGTCTCTCCAAAGAAAGCATCATTAATTGCCTTCGTGAATCTTATGGTGAGTCAGTTACTTCTGCAGAGATCAAGGCATTCTGCAACATGAATGACTTCAACTATCAGACCATCACTAACAAACTGACTGACTTTAAAGTTGGTCGTGGTAAGTGGAATCTGGAAGTAACAAAAGAGACTGTAGAAGAACTGGAAACAACTTATAATTCTCCTGCTGCCCTGCCAGCAATCGAGCAAAACCTTATCCCCCGCAAAGATGATTCCTTCGTCCAGTTTGGTAATTTCGCAGATATTAAAAAAATTATTAAGTCCGGTTTCTTCTACCCTACGTTTATCACGGGTCTCTCGGGCAATGGTAAAACGTTCTCTGTTGAGCAAGCATGTGCCCAACTCGGACGTGAACTCATCCGAGTCAACATCACAGTAGAGACTGATGAAGATGATCTTATTGGCGGTTTCCGTCTTGTTGGTGGAGAAACCGTTTGGCACAATGGACCCGTCATTGAAGCCTTGCAGCGGGGTGCTGTGTTGCTCCTTGACGAGATCGACCTTGCCTCAAACAAAATCCTCTGTCTTCAGTCTATTCTCGAAGGAAAAGGAGTTTTCCTCAAGAAGATTGGCAAATGGGTTGAGCCCGCAGAAGGTTTCCAAGTATTCGCAACAGCCAACACCAAAGGCAAAGGTAGCGATGACGGACGATTCATTGGAACTAACGTGCTCAACGAAGCATTCCTTGAGCGGTTCCCTGTGACCTTCGAGCAGGAGTATCCCACTGCTGCCACTGAACAGAAGATTCTCGGTAAACTCTGTAAGGATGAAGAGTTCTGTAAGCGTCTCTCTGATTGGGCTGACATCATCCGTAAGACCTTCTATGATGGTGGTATTGAAGAGATCATCTCCACCCGCCGTCTGGTTCACATTGTGAAGGCATACAGCATCTTCGGAGACAAGGCAAAGGCAATCCAAGTTTGTGTCAATCGTTTCGATGATGAAACCAAGCAAGCATTCCTTGAACTGTACGATAAAGTTGATGCTGACTTCGTGATGCCCGTTGACGAAACTCCTGCAGTTTGATATAATTATGGCTAACTCTTGGTCCTTTCTATTTGATGAATTAAGTATGACTAATCAAGACTATTGGGAAGATGATGGATTCAGTATCGTAGGAAATCCTGGTACTGCTTCCTCTGATACAATTAACTTTGGAACTCATCTTCCAGGTGGAATGGGGGATGACCACATTACTTTCTCTGCAGATACTGGATGTATGACTTTCGGAGCTGCTCAACCAGTTCCCATGGATTATTTTTCAACTGGTGGAAAAGATAGGATTTCCTTCTATGATGATTTTGAACTTCCTCTTCCGAAACAAGAAACTAACCTTATGAATAAAGATTCTAATCGATATAAGTATAGTGAGGATGTTATCCTCAAAGAACTTACCGATTATATCTCTGGCACATATAATCAGCATTATTCTGCTGGTGATGATAAAATTCAAACACTTGATCTGATTGAAGCTTGTGGTGATGGAGAGTCCTTCTGCCGTAGCAACATTCTTAAGTATGCCTCTCGTTATGATAAGAAAGGCACCGCAAGACGTGACATTTTGAAGATTCTGCATTATGCTGTTCTTCTGATGCATTTCAACGATAAAAATGCACAACGTGAAACTTACCCACAGTGAAACTGAGACCTTCCAATACTATGAAATTGTCCGATAAAACTATCTCTGTCCTGAAGAACTTTTCTTCGATCAATCAATCGATTCTCTTCAAAGAAGGTAGTAAACTCCGTACTATCAGCTTGATGAAAAATATTCTTGCTGAAGCAACGGTAACTGAAGACTTTGCAAAAGACTTCGGTATCTATGATCTTAACCAGTTCCTTAATGGTCTAAGTCTACATCAGAGTCCTGAACTTGACTTTCAAAATGATGGATACGTTGTTATTCGTGAAGGTCGGTCTCGCTCCAAGTATTTCTTTGCAGATCCTAATGTAATCGTCACTCCACCTGAGAAAGAAATTACTCTTCCTAGTGAAGATGTTTGCTTTGAACTTTCTACTGCTGTGCTTGACAAACTCTTGAAAGCAGCTGCTGTTTATCAACTGCCTGATATTTCTGCAGTCGGTGAAGCGGGTGTAGTTAAGTTGGTCGTTCGTGATAAGAAAAACGACACCTCTAATCGCCACGAAGAAATTGTTGGTGAAACTGAGAATGAGTTCTGCTTTAATTTTAAGGTAGAAAACATCAAGGTTCTTCCTGGAACATATGACGTGGTTGTTTCACAAAAACTGCTGTCTCGATTCACCAGTAAGAATCATGATCTCATCTACTACATCGCACTCGAACCCGACTCCACCTTCGGGTAAGAAGGATTATCAAGGTCCCCTCTATGCTCCATGGTGGAAAGTTGAAGACGGGAAACGTAAATTTCGTGAATGGTTGAAAAAGCAACAGTGAAACACATCCTTTTTACCCTTCGGGGTTGTCCGTTTGAACTCCTTGATGATAAAGAGTTCATTCGGATGCTTTTGTATAGAGCAACAAAAGAATGTAAATCTACTCTACTCAACCTGGCAGTACATAAGTTTGATCCTCAAGGGGTTACTAGTATTGCTATGCTTGCAGAGAGTCATATTTCCATTCATACTTGGCCTGAGAAGGGCATGGCAGTTTGCGATGTCTTTACCTGCGGAGATACCGCAGAACCTCAAAATGGTGTAGAATATATGAAAGAACAATTGAAGGCAACTGATATTGTATCTCATGAATTTGTCCGTCCTTTGGAATGATTATGACTACTAATCCAATTAGTCCTGTAAAGAATACTAGACAGACTTACAGCAAATACTTGGAAAAAGTGATTACTGAAGTTCAAGTTCAATTTGCTGATGAGACTCCTGCATGGATTCCTCTAGAGACTCTTTTGGCAATCAAGAGAACTAACTGATTTTATTTTTATTATGCGTAATGAGTTTCTATGGGTTGAGAAGTATCGACCCAAAACTATTGAAGATTGTATTTTACCAACAAATATTAAGAAGACCTTCCAAGATTTCCTAGATAAAGGAGAGATCCCAAACATGCTGCTCGCTGGTCCTGCAGGATGTGGTAAGACTACTGTAGCAAAAGCACTGTGTAACGAACTGGGGGTAGATGTCTATGTCATCAATGGATCCGATGAGGGACGTTTTCTTGATACGGTCAGAAATACTGCAAAAAATTTCGCTTCGACCGTCTCACTTCAAGCAACTGGCAGACACAAAGTCA